CCTTTTATGGTGATGATGTAATGATTAAATATAAAAGCAAAAGAAAAACCGCACCACAATTACAAGGCGAATCACATAGAATTGTATTAACAGGAAACACGTCAGGAAGTGTAAAATCGTATGCTTATCCTGAGGGATCGTTAAGCAGTAAACCTTTATTAATACCTGTAAACACAAATTGCATTATAAAAGTAAAAGGTATTTCAACTGTAATTAGTAGCACAAGTGCAACGTATCCATTAGGATCAACAGAGGGTTTTGCATACTACACAGCATTTAAAAGCACAGTCGATGGTGTCACTCAATTAGGGACGGCAGGGGGAACAGCAGAATTTAGCTTAAAAGAAAGTGGATTAATTTCTGTTTGCACATTATATATTGAAATAGTTAAAGGTGTATTATTGTTCGGAATAACCGACAGTCAAACAGATACTAAAAGAATATGGGAATTAACAGTTGATCTTGATGTCAATAGAATACCATATTTTGCATTAGGTTATGATGAAAATTTTGCACTATTTCAAAACGGACAAAATATACAATTTCAAAATGGAGATTTTTTAATATGGAATTAAAAAAATATATAGAAAGCATAGCAAAGGTGATTATACCAAGTATTGACCACTTACAATTGGTAGAATACAAAGATAAGGAATTAGATTTCGCTTATGGTATGGAAGAATATCACACAAGTTTTAAAAGAATGTTCAAACAAATAATAAGAATAATATGGCGCAGGTAAAAACAGTTAAATTAGAGATAGATGCAAAAGAAGCATTAAAAAGATTAGATGCAGTAGAAAAGGAATTAGCTGAAATAGGGAGAACTGCAAAAAAAACTGAACAAGGAACAAACGCACTAGCATCTGGGTTTAGAGGAATCGGTTTAGCTTGGAAAGCTATCGGTATTGGTGCAGTAATAACAGCNTTACAATTCTTAGCAGATAAATTTAGTGCGAATCAAGAAATAATGGACAAGGTGAATATCGCAAGTGCGGTGTTTGGCGATGTGATGACTAAGATCGGAACAGTCATTCTTTCAGTTGTTAAAGGATTAGGATTGCTTGGTAAAGCAGTTGGTAAAGTGTTAAGAGGTGAATTTAAAGAAGCAGGACAAATAGCTAAACAATCTTTTGATGGCGTTAAAGATGCTGTTATAGGTAGCAATGAAAGTTTTTCTGATTTTATTAAAAACGCAAAAGAGGGTGCAAAAGCAACTGTTGAATATGCCAAAACAGTCACCAATATGAAAAATGAAGTTCGATTAGCAGAAGCACAACAAAGAAGATTACAATTAACATACCAAAAGGAAGCAGAATTACAAAGACAAATTAGAGATGACATCAGTTTAACTTTTGAAGAAAGAATAGCGGCGAATGAAGAATTAGGGAGAATCTTAGACGAACAATTTGCGAAAGAACAAGCGTTAGCACAAAAGAGAATAGACACAGCAGAATTGGAATTGTCACGAAACAAAACAAATATCGACCTTATAATAGCACTAGAAAACGCCAAAACAGAAATGGCGGATTTAGACGAAAGAATTACAGGACAAAGATCAGAGCAATTAACCAATCTTAATGCGTTAGAAAAAGAATATCAAGACAGTTTAAAAACAACAGAAAAGGTTGTTAAGAATACAGCAGAAGCAGAAGTTAAAATAACTAAATTAACGCAAGAAGCTAAACAAGATATTATTTCTGGTGCATTGGGTAATATAGCAAACGCATTAGGTGCAAGTAGTAAAGCAGGAAAAGGATTAGCAATAGCACAAGCATTAATCGACACATACGCAGGTGCAAATAAAGCATTAGCACAAGGTGGTATTTTTGGTGCTATTTCAGCGGCGGGAATAGTAGCCGCAGGTTTGGCGAATGTTGCACGAATCAAATCTACAAATCCTGAAACGGGTGGTGGTGGTGGTGTTCCTGACACAAGTGTTCCTGAGTCAACACCTGCCGTTGTCGGTGATATGTTGCCCAATATGGAAGCGATTGCACCACCAACATTAGGCGGTCAAACACCTGTCCAAGCGTATGTAGTTGAAAATGATATTTCTAATGCACAAGCGTTGCAAGAAGAATTGAACATACAAGCAACATTATAAACAAAATTAAGAACTTTATATTTATAGATGATATGGCTAAAAAGAAAAAACTAATAGAATTAATAATTGACGAAGCGGCGGAACACTTTGGAGTAGACGCAATCAGNGTCGTAAAATTTCCGGCAATAGAAGAAAATTTCGTTTTTTTCAATAACGACTTTTTATCACTTGCAAAAATAGATGAAGAACAAAAGCAATTAATCGGTGCTGTTTTAATTCCAGACAAAAAGATTCCTAGATTAAATAAAGAAACTAACGAGGAATACGAGGTGTTTTTTACTAAAGAAACAATAAAACAAGCACAAAAGCTATTTATGTTGAATCTAAACAACAATAATCATACCTTAGAACACCAAGAACCAATTCAAGGTCTAACTGTCGTAGAGTCGTGGATTAAAGAAAACAATAAATACGACAAATCCAATATGTATGGATTTAAGAATATGCCTGTTGGAACTTGGTTTGTTCAAGTAAGTGCAGAAAACAATCCNGATATTTGGGAAAAGATAAAGAACAAAGAGGTAAGAGGGTTTTCAATAGAAGGCTATTTTACAGATAAATTAATTGAAGCATCAAAAGAAATGAATATACTAGACGAAGTTTGTGAAGACTGTCCCGACGAAGTAATGTTAGGTAAAATCAAAGATATTATTTTAGCTAATGAATTAAATCCTGTTGGTAGCTTAGACGGCGAACCATTATTCAGAAACAAAGAAGAAGCTGAGATATATGCAGAAATGTTCAAAGGTTGTTCAGGATCACATCCTCATACAGTTGATGGCGTTAAATTATATATGCCTTGCGTAGATCATAGTTCAGCGACAATGAAACAAGAACATTCTGAAAAAGGAAAAAAGAAAAGAAAGAAAAAATACAAGATGCTAGAATATGTTGCTTATGCAAAACGTAAAGCGATGTTAAAGTATTCTTGGGACGATTGTATGCGTGACCAAATGAAAGAATACGGGAACAAAGAAACGGCGGCAAAGGTCTGTGCGGCTATTAAAAACAAGACAGTCAGACGATAAGAAATAAACAATACTAATCCTTTTATATATATTAATGTTATGGGAACTATCGAAAAAATTTTAAATATCTTAAAAATGAAAAATGAACCTAAATCTTATGGCGTTAAATTTTACGCTGAAATGAAACTTGACGATGGACGTGTCGTTGCAACTGAGGACGAACAATTTATGATCGGATCAAAAGTATTTGCTGTTAGTGATGATGGAAATGCAGAAGCATTAGAAGCAGGAAATTACACAATGGAAAACGGAAACAAATTAACTGTTGGAGAAAATTCTGAAATACTTGATCTTGGAGAAGAAAAAGAAGCAGAAGATGTTGAAGCATCAGAAGAAGAAATGTCAGAAGAAGTTGAATCTAATGAAGAAGAATTAGCTGAAGAAGCTGATGTTGCAGATTGGAAAGGTATGGAAATAAGAATTAAAAACTTAGAAGATGCCGTAGCTGATTTGAAAGCTGACAAAGTAGAAGCGTCAGCTGAATTATCAGAAGAAGTTGAAGAAGTAGAAGAAAAGACTGAAATGTCAAAAGAGGTTATGGGGGAACTTATGACACAAATAGAAGAATTAAAAGGAAAAATAGTTGAACTAAGTGGCGAACCCGCTGATGAGGGAATTACATATTCACCAGAAGGAACAAACACTACCGCAAGTATTGACCTAAGAAAACTGTCTATTGATGAAAGGACAGCGTATTACATTAATAATAAATAAATAATAAAAAAATGGCGAATAAAATTCAATTATCAAAAAAGAGAGAATTTGACATAACTATTACTGGTGATACTTACGCTGGTGTTCATGCTCTCCCATACGTTACGGCGGCATTACGTTCGCCAGATACGGTGGCTAAAGGTTATGTAAGAACAATAGATGGTTTAACAAAAAGTGCAGTTATCAATAACATTGCTTCAAGCAATCCTATTGTAGCGGCGGCGTGTTCATTTAGTGATGGTGCAAATGTATCAACTACTGAGCAAGTTTTAACGCTTACTGATCTTAAAGTAAACGAGGAAATTTGTCGAGGGACTGTGTTTCCAACGTGGTTAGGTCAAGGAATGGACAGAAACGGAAATCTTCCACAAGAGTTTTCTGACTTCTTATTAAAGGTAGTTGCAGGAAAAGCGGCGGCTCAATTAGAGATCGGAATATGGCAAGGTGCGGCACCTTTCGGTGTTGGTTTCTTATCTGACGATGGAACACAAGATGAAGCGGGTGCTGATGCAAGTGCATTNAAAGACTTTACAGAAGTTGACTATGCAACAGCTACTAAGTCTAATATCTTAGGTCACATGGAAAAAGTTTAATGATTCAGTTGCGGCTAATCACTCTGGTATATTAACTAAAGCAGGTGCAGGATTCTATATGAATAATCAAATGTATGGATTCTACATTCAAGCATTAGCTACAGCAGGTTCTAATCAAGGTCAAGTATCTGGAGGTGGATTTAATGTAGATGGTGACAACATGACTTTTTNNNGNTNGTNCNACTACTACAGATGCCCCGGAATGTTTAACGATGTGATCGTATTTACTTATCCTGAGAACTTAGTATTTGGAACTAACCTTGCGACGGACTGGACAGAAGCTCGATTAATTCCTACAT